CTCGTAGATATATCCTCTACCGCTGGCAGTAGCACTTACAGCTTCAAATGGCATATTAATACCATCAACAGTTGCACTGTAAGGTATAACTGGCAAATACCCAGGTAAGATATTCATTGTGTACTCGTCAGTTCTGACTCCTTGTATAGTAGTTCTATTTCCAGGACGACCTATACGTTGACTATTAACTAACGATGCATTAATAATGGTTGTAAACTGTTCTTGCCAATCAAAGTTTGTAGGATCGGCCCAGTTAATTGTAAGATTAGCCAGATTAATACCGTTGTAATCGTAGACATTTTCTGTAGTTTGAATAGAAAATACTTTAAGATACCCGGATGCTTCTGTGTTACGCTTGGGAGTATAGCTAACTAAATTAGCTAATTTTACCACTGAATCTCTACGCTCAGCAGTATCTAAGTAATTTTCACGTGTGTTTAAATCAGTACGGAATGCAAGTGCTTGGCCCATGAATGCCATGACATCAAGCAATGCAATAAACTCAGAACTTTCAATGTAGTCATTAAACGTTTCTGGGTAATATAGTCGCAAATAATCCACGAAACTCTTACGTAGTGTTTCGAAATCGTAGCTTTGGAAGTCAGCTTCTCTGTAGGTTTGGTAGATTCTCTTCCAATCCTCAACTCCAAATATCGCGGTTTGTCTAGTAGTCTTTGCCATGGCTTTCCGTTGTTTGATTATTTATGGTTAAAATAAACGGCGTAGTTAAACGTAACTCGCTCTACGAGTTTCTTGATTAAAGAATATGTTTAATTGCTCAACCGTGGTGCCCGGTACTATAGACGCTGATATTTGTATCAGTATACCATTGTCTTGTGGAAATAATTGAATATTATCTATAAACAATCTAGGATCTTGCCCGGCAACTCTTTGAATTTCTTGCAGTATAGCTGATTGTATTTCTTGAGTTTGATTCTCAAATAAGAAGTTCCAAATTGCCGAGCCATATTGCGGCCGACCAACAAGTTGTCCTTGTTGTATGTTGAACCCATTAAGTAAATCTCTTTTAACTAATGCAAAATCAGTCAAAGTAAATTTTTTAGGTTGATCAATAGTATTAAATCCAATGAATGTTGACATGCTTGTATTTAAGCCTGTTGTGATGTGTCAGTTGCACTAGGAGCGGCCGCGGCATTTTGAGCTGCGGCCGACTCTGCTGCCGCTTTATTAAGTTGTTTTAATTTTGCAATCATTGCATCAAGGTAAGTGTGTTTTTTACTGCTTGCAGTTGAAATGTAGTTTTGTAAATCTTCAAGTTGTTTTTGTGCCGCTGAAAGATTTCCGCCGGAAAATGCAGCGTCGGTTATTTTGTCACGGACTTTAGACCATGCTAAAGATTGGTCGATGCCTAAATTTAAAGTTGCGTATGCTTCAGCTTTAGTAGTAACAGCTTCTGCTTTATCTTTAAGTGCAGCAACGTCTGTGTCTATTTGTTGTTTTAAGCTGTCTATTTGTGCAGTAACTGAATTTGGCCCCGCTGCACCCGATACCGGAGAAGCAATTTTACTACTTCCGATAATTCTACTTGTTGCAGAATCAACCGTGGTACGATCAATAGTTCCACTGTATGCAGCGGCTGGTATAACCCCGGCAGCAAGACCTGGCAATTTAAAATCACTAAAGTTAACTGCAAATTTATTCTGTCCAGCAAATGCATCCATTTTTTGTGCTATTAATCCAGATAGTCCCGGAATAGCACCAGTAAGTTTTGCCGCCGATGCTCCTATAAGAGGATTGTTTGTTAGCAAACTTGCAGGGTTACTAAAACTATTTACTGCAGATGATATTCCAGCAAATGTTCCAGCTGCTGCCGCAACTGCAGGATTACTTGCTATCAATGCTGCGGCACCAGATGCACCAGATGGCAACGATCCACTCAATGATGACAATGCACCTGTTACTCCGCTTACTGTATTTTTTGCCCAAGCAGTTGCAGTTTCGGCTCCAAACTTTCCAGCATTGCCAACTAATGCACCAAGATCACCGGTAGCACTACTAGCAAGTTTTGACAATGATGCCGATGCACCGCCTGTTATTTTTGCCAATGATGCCGATGCACCGCCTGTTATTTTTGACAATGCGCCTGACAATGCACCGCTACCAGTTAAACTTCCAGATAAACTTGAAGCAACACTAAGCGCACTAGTTAAAGCGGCTTTGCTTTGTGCTACTGCTGATGCTGATGTAGCTGAATTAAGTGTTGAGCTTAACTTTCCAGATTTTATTAGACTGGCTAGTTTAAATTGACTGATTTTTTGTGCTTGTTCTACTGCACCTCCAGACAGTAATCCACTGCTAGTTAATCCACTAAGAGCGGCACCGGCTCCGCCGAGCGGATTACTTAATACTGATCCTGATAATTTAGAGATTGCACTGGCGCCCATGTCTTTGATAGTGCCAGCATCTAACAACTTATTATACCCAGTAGACATTAATCCTTGTTGTATTTTATCTTGTAATGGCGTATTTGTTAATAGGTCAGTTACACTTTTAACCCCATCTTTACCAGTCCATACATTAGGACTATTCATTACATTTTCAAATGTGCTAGCCATTATTGTGTTCCTGACGTAAGTGGTTGATACAAGGGATCGTTACACAAATCTAAATAACGACAACATGTTCCTGGTTTAAGATATCCCATTTGCTCAAGTTGTGGCCCAGTGAGTTTATATTTGCCGACTCCGTCTGCACTCAATACATCACTCGGTTGATTAGCAACTGTTGCGGCTGCGGCCAACATTGCTTGCACTTGTGTAGGACTTAATGGGCCAATTGGTTGCGTTACTTTAGCTTGTTGTGTATAATCAGCAGTGTTAATACCAGTGTTGTTTGCTCCAGTGCCAGATGTTGTTCCATCAGACTGTGCAGTAACCGGAGCAATGTTTAATGTCGGCAATGCAGATATAACTTGCCCATTGTTTATGGCCAAAATTGGAAAATCTCCGAGGCCTGCAGTCCCTCGATCAAGACGCGACTGTGAAAAAGTTACAAATGTTTCTCCTACTGACGTTCTTTTATCGCCAGGGCGTAATCCAATTAGTGCGCCAGCGGCAACTTGTTGATCAAAAATTGCTTGTGCTTGAGCAACAGTTGCGTTAGCCGGTCCTTCAACAACAAAAGGTTTTCCAAAATAAGAAAATGTAAACTTACTCATGATGCGGTTACGCTCCACCCATCTGGAATATCCGGAGTATTTGGTGGTACTCCCGGTTGTCCTTCTTCCATGCTTACACTTACTGCTATTCCTTGATTATGATAAGGATAAGGTTCGTGTGTCGGCGCACGATTAACAATACTTTCTAGTTTGCCCGGAGTTACTGTCCATCCAACACTAGAATCAAATTCTGTATCGGGCATTATAGTTGTTGCTATTAAATCTGTAGGATCAACTGATTCAGTTGCTACATCGTTAAGATCAATACCGTCGGCAACTAATGCTAATGCAGGTCCTGCATTCCATGATCCATTTTTACTTACTAATGCTAAACTGCCGTCGGCTAACACTCCAATTTTAGCTTGACTATAAATTGTAGTTCCTTCTACACTGCTAATAGACATTGTAGTTGCAGACTCAATGGACATTTTAGCATTACTTTTCATATTAATATTTCCACCTGCATACATGTTTATGTCTTGGTCAGCATGTAGATTAATAGTGCCTTGTGTTCTTACATTTACAGAGTTAGTTGCATAAAGATCAATCGTTCCTTCTTGCCCAAACTCTAACCAAGTTTGTCCATTAGCGTGTATTATGTAAATGAAGTTGCCGTCATCACTTAACGTAATTTGATGTCCGCTAGCTGACCGAATGCGAAACAATGCATCTTGTCCGTATAAATCTCCGTCATCCATAACAAGACTATGACCGCCTTGGCGGCCAATAACATTTACATCAGACGGACTTGCAGTATCAAGTTTAAAAGTAACTTTTTCGCCGCCTTGGTATATAGGGCGCCCTGGTGTACTAATTCCGTAACATCCACTTGGACTTTCTCGTTGGCTACTTGACCCAATTGGGCCTCTTTGTCTGTCTGCAATAGTACCTTGTTGGAACATTTCTGCAGCTACTATACTATGAACTGGCTTAGTTTGATCCCAAAATTTTGGATTGTCATTAATTTGTTTGTTAAGGGGATTAATCTCAGTAACAGGTAACGTATCAGCACCTTCAAAATAACTGGCTTGATTTTTATTATCAGTTTTATAGCTAGCACTTGCACCAATTGCAGGTATCATGTGATTAATACCTTGTTGGGGGATACAACCAAAGTAGTATCCTTGATTTGGGTCGCCTGCTACAAAAAAGCATAACACTTGCACTTCAAGATCTGGAGGAGTAAACCACATGCCGTAACTGTGAGGATTACTATCTAAAAACTTTCCTTCTGAGTTAGAGTCGCCTTTCTTTCCTGTGTTCGGAGGAGTCGACCCATAAAAAGGTGTGCAGTAACTAACAGTTCTCCACAATGTTTTGTCGTCAGGATTTGATCCGCCAAACTGTTCAATATAAACTTTTAAACGTCCTTGATGAGTAGGATCAATGTTGTCTTTGACAATGCCTATGAATGGACCGAACTCAGCAGACATTCCTCCACGATCAAACTTATAGTTTTGTGGTTGACCTGTATTTCTTTGATTACTTTCTGCCATGAATTAAGATTCCTTGTTCATTAGTTGTGGTGTGTCGGCATTTGCAGTATTATTTCCTAACTTAGGAGTAGTTTGGGAAGCTGCTCGTGCGGCTTGAATTTGATCTCTAGCTTGTGCCGGAGTAATTGCTCCTGATGCCAACGCAGCCGAGATTTGGACCGGGTTAAGTGGCGACGCAGCCGGCGGCGTAGTTGGCAATACAGTTGGCATAGGTGTTTCGGTTGTATTATTTCCTTGAGCTGGTATTGACGGATTACCATTGGTAGGAGGTTCCGAAGCAGTTGGTGCTCTAACTCCTCCGGAATCACCAGATGCATTATTTACTACTCCTCCGGTAGTTGTTGGATTACCATTAACTCTACCAGTATCGGAATTAGTTCCAATTTGCCCAGCATCACCACCAGGTGAATTTTCTTCTCTTGCTATCGCGGCTGCTTCTTGTGCGGTATTGGCACCAGGTGCAGCAGTAGTTTTACCAGCAACTGATCCAGTTGGTACTAAAAATAATCGTCCTTCGAGCTCTTGTGTAAATTTACCATCTCTAAAAACACTTTTACACTTTGTTGCTATGTAATTTATTATCTCTTGCGGTTGAGATGTATTCTTTGCAGATGCAATATCCATTACTCCGGTATCTAAGTTATAATCTTGTGGGCGGTTAAATCTAACATCAAATACAACTTCACTTGCATCAAAGTTAATAGTATCATCATCTAAAAACGGTCTAAAATCAAATGTATCTTCATTAACTCCTATGGCTACTTCTCCTTGTAGCAACCACGCAGGATCGCCAAGAATACTTACTTTTACCCGGCCTTGATCTCCTGGGCTATACAAGCTGTCAGCAATACTGGCGCCAATCTCATTGGTTTGTCTATCAGCGCCTTGATTACTTTGTCCAGATGTAGGTGCTTTAGATTTTGGCACCACTTCTCTGTTGTTTTTATCTTGAGTACTTGTTTTAATAGGAACTGCTGGATTACTAATAATTTGATAATAAATTTTATTAAAGTCTTGTTCAAAACTTAGTATCTCATTATTT